ATTGGGTACAGCAGTGAGGAAGCGGCAGACCGGATCAGTGCAGTGCTGACTCTTGGTCTGGCGAACAACGACGGTGTCAAGGTCGCGTCTGCCCCCAACGTAGAGACGGCCACTGAGATTCGCTCGTTAGAGCTTCTTGAGGCGGCTGGTTACCCGGTCACCTGGAACTAAGTGAATGCTAAGAGGTACTGATGTTCAAGCTGTCGGACTCCAACTCGATAGCACTTCCCGATCCGAATGCAGGGTCGGCGGAGGATGCATCAGTACCTCTTACGCACATAGCAAACAAGCCAGCTCCAGGACTCAAGGGACCAGCAGGTCTTTCCCCCCGAACTTCCTACTCCAGAGTGAACACAGGATCTCCGCCTATCCCCGACGCAGGGGCATCAGGGCAGAAGAGCATGTCACCAGGAGGCTTGGAGTTCTTACCCAAGACAGCCAGTGAGGATTTCATGCACACTATGATCGAGCGTCCTACTCTCCAAGACATGCTGAAGGCAGCCATGGAGGGCACCATCAACAAGGTGGACATCACCAATGAGGCTGCCCGTCAGCTGTACAACCAGGGTGATGACGAAGCCCCAGTAGCTGAGAAGATGGCTTCCACTACGCACTTTTCTACTGACTACATCGAGAAGCTTTCCGATGCTATCGGCTACATTGCTGAGAAGCTAGCAGAGGACAGCAAGAAGGAAGCTGCTACTGGCCATCAGCAGAAGCCAGGTGAAGGTCCGGGCGCTCTACATGTCATGCAGGCTACGTCCAGCATGAGGAACGTGGATGCTGGTGAGCAGGGTCAAGCTAAGACTCAGCTGCCGGTTAACCCCGGTACAAAGAAGCTACCTGGGCAGAAGCAAGATCCAGGTACAGCGATGGAGACCAACGTGCACATGCAACATGGCGAGCAGCCTGTTGACCCGTGGCACAATGAGAAGGCCAAGCTATCAGAAGCTGCTGACCAATCGCTGGTAGAGCGTCTGAAGAAGCTTGCTGCTGGACTGCCTGGCGCTCCTACATTTGCTGGACGTGCCGGTGGTGTGAGCTCGGCTCTAGTTAAGCCCACAGGAGCTCAGTGGGCTCCAGGTCATAGCGCAGCTGGCAGAGATCCCTTCCATGGAATGGCTCTACCGAAGTCGCCGATACCTGCCCCACCAGCACATGTTTACCAGGCTGCTGGTATGGCTCAGCCAAAGGTGGCGGCAGCTCCTGTCGCTCTTCTTCGCAAGCTAGCTGGTGAGGATGAAGCTCCGGCTACCATCAGTGCTGGTCCAGCAGTACCTCCTGACGCCAGCTCTGCTGAGCAGGGTGTCCCTGTGCAGCCTTCTGACGTCAATCGTCAGACCAATATGGTTGACTCTAATATGTCGGCCATTAACTACACCAAGGGGCAGGCCAAGGCAGATCCCAAGACTGACGTGAACAAGGTCCTCGTCGAGAAGGCTCTTTCGTCGGCTACTGACAAGACACTTGAACGTGCCTTCGCCCATACGGGACAGGCTGGTGTGAAGATCTCTGCCGCTGATACTTCTGATGCGTCTATTAAGGTAGCTGCAGCTCGTGCACTACTCTCTAAGATCGCATCGGAAGTAGACGACAAGCGTAAGAACAATAAAGAGAAGGACTCCGCCTTTGGAGGTCCTACACCACAGGCAGCTACTGGTGTTAATGCTGCCTCTATGGGTTCCTAGGCATCCTGAGTGTAGAATACTAAGGACTACTTCATGGAAAAGCTAAGTAACGAAAAGATCTCTCAGGTTCTACAGGACACTCAAGTTGTTCTGATGAGCGTCGCGGCCGAGCGTGACTCTGCTGTTGAGAAGCTTGCTCATCTAGAGCGGCGTCTTGATGCCGAGAAGCTTGCTGCCATGATGCACCACAAGGGTCTGGAGACAGACACAGATTTTGCTTCGCTAGCTGACCATCTTGAGAAAGAGGCAGAGCGGGGCAAATTCGAAGTAATCAAACAAGCGGTTGAGATGGTCGGTCCCAACATGGGATTTAAGACCGCAAGTGTTCACCACGACTCGGTGACCCAAGGAGCCGGACATACCGACTTCGAAAGGTTCCTAGTCGGGGACGTAGGCTGACCAAGGATTCAGGAGGATATTCATGAGCACCGTGCAGCGAATCAATTTTGAACCGGTCAGTGACATACTACCGGTTCAGCGTAGGGACTTCCCACTTAACGATCCGACCCTAGCTGACCCACTGAACTCAGTGGCGCTAGTGGATGGTGAGTGGGCAACCATCAACAGCGCCTATAAGCTAGTGCGTGGCAGCGATGTCACGGCCACTGGTGACCCGGCGCTCATCAAGACCTTCCCGGTTTTCATGGAGCGTGGTCGTTACGATGTGCAGGCGATGTCACAGCGTAAGACGATGATCCTCTGGCGTGGAGATTACGAGTTCGATACTCGTATCTTTGATGCCTCGGTGACAATTGGCGGAGGAGCTCCTATTACTACGGTTATGCAGCCACTCAAGGTTGCGACCATTGTGATTGGCGCCCGTAAGTTCACCGGGCTAGTTGGCCATGGTGGAGCTGCGGATACTAACCCCGTTGTAGGCTTCGTTTCTCGGCTACCCGCCAGCAACGGTGGCAAGCTTCGGTTCATCAACGGTAGCCGGGTCTAATCCCGAGCTCTGACAAGGATTAGGAGAAGAACAAATGAGCGTCCCGGCACGTATGCTGAATGAGCTCTTTACCCAGAAGCTTTCATCGGCTGAGGGTAAGGAAAAGATCGCGGAGTATGGTGGCTCGTACATTCGAGACCGTCTTCGTGAGGTTAGCTTTGCGCGGAAGATCCTTCCGCCTGAGCAGGTCACACGGGCGGATTGCCAGCGGTCGGTTAATCACGACACGCTAGTGAAGATCGTCGATGTTGAGCCGAAGAGCCGAGCGATGTCGATCACGTTCCGTGGACAGCCCACGGCACGGTTCATTCGCGGGGCGAAGGCCGAGATCGCGTTCTACACGATCAGCTCTGAGATCTTCCAGAAGACAGAGCAGGAGCTTCTCGCCTACGAGATGCCCATCACCAAGATTATCGAGGAGAACTCGGTAAAGGATATCCAGGAGATTGAGGACCGTGAGTTCCTCATCCACATTGAGGCGGCCTGCCAGGCGCTACAGACAGAGGCCAACGGTGGCGTGTCTACGGCGCTCAACTGGACGAACATCAATGCGGCTTCCGTGGTCGAGTTCTCGATCATCAAGGGTGAGCTAGCTCGTACGGCTGGCGTCGATGACGCCACTGTCCGTCCGATCCAGCGCCCGGATGTGGTCAACCTGTTCAAGCTTCTTGACGGGAACCGTCTCCGTGCCGAGCGCATCCTCATGACGGAGGTCGACTGGGACGACATCCTTCAGTGGACCCTTGAGGACTTCGGTGATCGCATGCAGTCCGAGACTGCAGTTGACGGCTACAAGTACAACACGCTGCTCGGTCGTCCGTACATCCGTACGATCAAGACGGACATCCTCCGTCGCGGCAACGTGTACGTGTTCACGCGTCCTGAGTTCTTCGGTAAGTTCTACGTGCTTAACAACACGAAGTTCTACATCGACAAGATCGCGAACACGATCACCTTCCAGGCCTGGGAAGACATTGGTATGGGCATCATCAACATCGCGTCTGTTCGTAAGCTAGAGCTCTACTCTGGTGACGCGAACCCGACGACGAATGCTGACTCGCTGCTCGCCAACTTCATCCCAACGGATGAGGACCAGCTCGGCGCGGTGAACAACCGTGTTGACCAGGGCCTCAAGTTCCCGCAGGTCAGCCAGTTCTGATCTGAGAGAACAAGAACACTGTACTCTGTACAGTGGACTGCTCGAAGGGCGTCGGAGCCGGATGGCCCGGCGCCCTTCAAGTTTAAAGTGACCAAGATTTCCTTCCACTCGGAGAAAAAAACAAATGACTACTGGATCTGGATTGTTTAGCACGCAGCAAGCCCGCCTAGCCCATCTCGTGAGGGGCGCTGGTGGTTTACCTGGTGAGATAGCGGACGTTCGTAATGACGTACTGGTCACCTTGGCTCCTTTGGCTGCCATAGGGGTTGAGGAGTTCACCAACGCGGCAGCGGCTGGTGCTGCTGACCTTGCGGCTGCGGCTGCTACAACCGTGGCACCTCAGACGGTCTCGACGTTCCTGGCACCTGGTATCGCCAAGTTGGCGGCGTTCCCCCGCAACATCACCCTGACGACGGCTGGGGTAACCCCTGCTGATGCACCGGCCACCGCCGTGGTGACTGGTACCTACCGTGGTAAGGCCCAGACCGAGACCATCACGGTGGCTCAGACCGCTACTATCGCGACTGGCGTCAAGCCGTTCTCGACGATCGCGAGTGTGGTCTATGCCGCTGCCGATGGTACTGCCGCGACGATCTCCATCGGTGTTGGAGCTGGTCTTGGTGTATCAGAGGTTCCTAAGAGCAGGGCTGGCTTGGTTGCTCCTATCCGTGAGATTGCTGTCGGTGTGGTTGTGACCACCGGTACCCTAACCACTGCTGGTCTTTACACCCCGGCGGCTGCGCCAGATGGTGTCAAGGACTACGCGGTGTACTACGAGTACGACGGGGCCCTCTGAGTTTACCTAGCTAATACAGGAGAGAAGTGATGGCAGAATACCTATTGGTCAGTATGACCAAGTCCAGGCACACCAGACTACAGCGTATGAAGGCTGCACAGCACCACTCTGCTGTACAGAAGATGGCTGGTGGCAAGTTCCTCGTAAAGCCCAGTAGGACTCTGCAGATCACAGAGGCCAACCTGTTGCTACACCTGGCGGAGTTCAAGCAGGCTGTCGCTGACGGCCGCCTCCAGGTGTTGACGGTTGTTGGTAGGCGGGTCGTAGATCTAACTAATCTACAGCCCGCCCCACTCACCCCCACTCTACCCCTCCCCAACCCACCTCTCGATACAGCGGCTACTGATACGCCGTCTGGTGAGAAGATGCGGCCATACCTGACTGGTAAGGCCCTGGATGAGGCCTCGGTGATCCCTTCTGTCATTGCTGCTCTAGCTAAGGAAGAAGCAGACGAGAAGGATGACGACGAAGAGACCGAAGAGACCGACGAGCCTGACGATGTGCCGTTAGACCCGGCTACCCTTCGGCGTAATACAAGGAAGTAACACTCGTGGCCCTTCAGGGTATTACAGGTATGAGCGCCACCATGCAGGACTTTGTCCAGATGGTGCGCTTGTACATACGGGACTTTCCTGAACTGAATCGAATCATCGCTGGTGAAGAGTCCAGCGATCGTATGATTGCTTGGGCTGTCCTGGATGCCATGTCGGACTTCAACGGTACGCCCCCACTGGGGAGTATCAGCCTAGAAGATCTACTCCAGCGGCAGCAACATCACCTGCTCCTACGCATGACGGTGGAATCACTGATAGAATCAGTGGGTCTACTTCAGACGCGTAATCACATCAACTACTCCAACGGTGGCATCAACGTAGGCGTTAATGACAAGACTCCATTACTCATGAACTGGCTGCAGTATTTCAAGTCGACTACTGAACAGCAGAAGCAGAGAGTAAAAGTTGCCATGAACATAGAGCAGATCTTGGGTCCCAATAACCCAGGTGTGCAC